AACACAACCTAAACAACATAAACAACTGAAAACCAACATAATTAACAACACACTCAACACGTAACGTCCTGAAACTCAATACACACCCCACCCCCATGCTCATGGAGAAATGCAAGTAGCCTATTCAGACATGCCTATAAAATTTCTGAAAAATATCAAATGTAATTTAAAAAATTTTTGTGTGAAAAAACGGATGTAATTTAAACACTGGGTTTTAGATAACGAACGCAGAGAGTTAATAGCAGAACATTACAAACTGTTAAAGGATGGGATATAGTTACTCCAAGTTACCTGAGTGGGCAGGAGTGTCAATCGTTGTCGCAAGGCGACGTTTACATGACGAAGTGAAGTTACAAGAAATAATTGACATTGTCAATAGTATATGATACTTAGATTCTTAGTTATTAAGGTGTTATTAACATATTTAAGTATTATTTTATATATTATTGGTTTGTAGTTAGTTGTATAGTTTGTGTAAAAATGTGTAATTATTTAAATTAAGTGTTGTTTTTAAATATTTAAAAGTTATCTTTGTGATATAATTAAAAAATAGAATTATGAGTTATGTAATGAAAGGAAAAGTTAAGGTAGTAGGAACTACTTTACAGATTAGTGAGAAGTTCTCTAAGAGAGAGTTTGTAGTAACGGATGATACTAATATGTATCCTCAGGACATTATGTTTCAGTTAACACAAGATAAGTGTAACCTTATTGATAGTTTGGTTATTGGTGATGAAGTAGAGGTTAGTTTCAATCTTAATGGTAGAGAATGGGTTAATCCTAAAGGCGAGATTAAGTTCTTTAATACACTAGATGTATGGAAGATTAGTAAGTTAGGTAGTAATGCTGTAAAGGATGCACAAGGACAAGGTTTTGAACCTAAGGCTAGTGTTATGCCAATTGCAGAAGAAGTAGTTTCTAATGATAGTATTTTACCATTTTAATCATGACTGATTATATTGTTTGTTTGATACTTACTAACGATGTAAGAATTATGACTAGAGTTAGTCTGGTAGGTATTAAATCATGGGAATCTCCAGAGGAAAGAGTATTTGATTATTTTACTCCAAACTCAATTCATCGTTGTTATAGAGAGATTAATTGCTACAACGGAGAGTTAGCAGAAGAACAAACGCACAATCAAGGAATAAACTTAAATCACATAGTAGAAATTAAATTCATAAAAATAGAATGAGTAAGTTTAAAAAAGGTTTTAAATTATTTATCGGTGTCTTATTGATGCCGATAATGTTTTCTGTATTCGTTGCAGATAGATTAGTAGTTGTACCATTTGTTTGGTTAAAGACTGAATCACTTATGCAATGGTTAAGAAAGAATGATATGATAGTAGAGAGTGTAATCAGAGTAACATTTGCTTTGGTTGTGTTATTAATCTTTAAATGGATATTCTAGTGAAACTATCAAAGCGTGAACTATTCGCGATACGATTTAGATTTCGTGAGAATAGAAAAGGAGTGTTTAACTTCTATAGAAAGCTAAGAAAACAAATGAATATGTTAAATGACGATTTAAATTAAAAACAATGAGAAAGAAAGAAATATTAGAATGGGCTGACAATAAAAATTTATTGAAATACGAAAATAGATTTAAGCAATATTCTAAACTACAAGAAGAAAGTAATGAATTGTACGTTGCAATGTTAGATGATAATAAAGCTGAAATTATCGATGGCTTAGGCGACTGTGTAATCGTACTTACAATATTAGCTGAACAATTAGGATTTGACTTAGCTACGTGTGTAGAGTGTGCTTATGACGAGATAAAAAATCGCACGGGAAGTACAATCGCGGGAACTTTTATCAAGGACTAATGGGAATATATCAACATAAAGATACTGGTGTAGCTTGCAAATTTGTAGGCTATACTACTGATGGTTTCGTAGGATTAAGAATAGGCTTACATAACCACTGTATAAGTAAAGATAAGTTTGAAACATATTACATAAAGTTTGAACCTAAATGTGGCGACTTATTAGAATCCGAAAACTTTCTAGTTAAATTCTACCATTTTTTAGGTGATGATTATGAAAATTTCCTTGGTGAACTTATAGAATGTAAAAGTGGTGGTAAAATTGAAGGTATAAATACTTTCACAACTGAATTTTTTAGAACAATGAGTAAAGATAAAATAACTGAAAAACTAGATAATCTTAACAACTTAGACCAAAAAGAGGAATACGACTTCGTGAATCCAGAACACTACAAACGTGGTAGCATGGAAGTAATTGACATGATGAAACTTTTATGGGGTACGGAAGCATTAATTGCGCATTGTGAAATGACAGCTTTTAAATACAGAATGAGAGCAGGAACGAAGCCAGAGCAACCTATAGAACGTGAATTAGAGAAAGCTAAGTGGTATGACGAAAAAGCTAAAAAACTAAGAAATGAGTTACGCTAGAAAACAAAAAAGACAATTAAAACGTGATTTACAGAATCCAGTAAAACGTGAAAAGATTGTTAAAGTACATAATAACAAAGTTCGTAAGCAACTAAAAAAAGACAAGAGGTTCGAGGTTATCGTAACCTCTTGCTTCATGTTGGTACTAATCGTAACAATCGCATTGAAACTATGGAAGGTGATTTAAGTTTTGGTAGTTTTTCACTAGACGAACTGAACTTAGATATTCAGTTAGATGAAATGGTTTTTGATTCATTCGATAATATGTTTGAACCACAAAAAGAACCTACAGAACAACGTTCACACTTCATAGTTATTTGTACCAACGAAGAACAAGACGAGTTAATTCGTGAAAAGTTTAACCTTGGATTAAAAACTAAGTCTGGCAGAGGTAAATACGAAACGAATGTTATTCAAGCAGACAAATTAATTGATTTATTCTAATGGAAAAAGACAAAGAACACGACCCTTTAAAGCCTAAACTTGGCAGACCTAAGAAGAAAGCGCCTGATTCAAGAGGTGTAAAGGCAGGAACTAAGCGTGGTAAATACGTTATAAAGCCTAAAAAACGAGGTGATGAAGGACTTACTTTCATTGAAAAGGTTAAATTTCGTAATAAATACAGCGAAGATGAGATAAAAGATGCACTTTATCCTAAAAGACACGTAACACCGCGAAAAGAATTGGAAAAATTAGAAAAAGAACCAGAGCCTATTCAAGTTGAACAAGTTGATGTACCCAAAAGAGGTCACGGTAGACCTAAAGGTAGATTGAATAGAAGTACAGTTGTTCGTGCTATTTTAGAAGCTACACGATGGGGAAAAGACCCTATTACTGGTATTGAGTCATATATTCCTATAGAATATCAAATGACTTTAGCAATATTACAGAAAGCACTAAAAGGTGATGTAAATGCCTATAAAGCATTGATGGATAATGCGTATAAACCTCACGCACAAGAAGTTGAGAGTAAAAACGTAACAGTTGATATTAGCAATTTTTCAGAAGAAGATATTAAAGCACTATTAAATGACGATGACGATGACGAACCAGACTACTTTAGAGAACAAGAACTTGCACTCGGAGCAGGAACAGAAGATAGCGACGAAGGAAGAAGCGAAGAAAGTTCTGGAATACCATCTTAGAGCCAAGTTAGGTAAAGATGATTTCTGGGAGTTTTGTAAGTTTTATGATAAAGACTTTTTTCTTAAACGTAAATTCTTACAACGTGTCGCTAGAGCCTTCCAAAGAATCGAGGAAGGTAAGATTAACTCCTTATCTGTATCAGTTCCACCAAGGGGAGGAAAATCATATATAACAACATTATTCTGTGCTTGGACTTTAGGTAGGAATCCTTCTGAATCTGTTATGCGTAATACTTGTACTGGAACTCTATATCAAAAGTTCTCTTACGATGTACGTCAAGTGTTAAAATCAGAAAAGTTTAACTCCGTATTTCCAGAAGTAACTATTTCCAATGATAAAGCAAACCTTAATGGTTGGAATACTAACCAATCTCGTCAAGTAGGTTACTTTGGTGCTGGTGTAGGTGGAACAATTATCGGTTTTGGTGCTACAAAACTTGCTATTACCGATGACTTGTATCGTGGTATTGAAGATGCACTATCTGATGTTACCAATGACAGAGTTTTACAATGGAAAGAAGGTACTCACGACTCACGTCTTGAACGAACGTGTGCTAAGATTGATATTGGTACAAGATGGTCGACAAACGATGTTATAGGTAAGAATTTTCAAGAAGGTAGTTATGATGAATCTATTGTTATTCCTGCACTTGATGCGAATGAAGAAACTTTTTGTGCTGATGTAATGTCTACAGAGCAATATAAAATGATTCGTAAGAAAATCAATCCAGATATTTGGAGTGCGGAGTATATGCAAGAACCAGTCGATTTAAAAGGTCGTTTATTCTCTAACTTACGTACTATTAGTGAAGCAGACTTTAATCTTATCAAGGGTAGAAGTGCAGGAAGTATTGCTTACGTCGATGTATCAGACCAAGGTGCAGATTACACAGCTATGGCACTTGCTGTTATTATTGATGGTACAATTTACATTGCAGATTATTGTTTTAACAAAAATAATACCGATGTAACTATTCCTTTGATTGCAGAGAAGTTAAATAGATACAGAACGTCTTATTGTCGCGTAGAAAGTAACGCAATGGGCGCGGTCTTTGCTAGAACACTTCAAAAACAAACTAGAACGAAGATTTTACAAGTGCATAACACACAAAATAAAATGACTAGAATAATTATGCAATCTGCAAGTATAAATAATGCCTTTGTTTTCGTAAAATATGAGAATAACAACGATTATCACCAGTTTATGACAAACCTACTATCTTTTAGTAAGGAAGGTAAAATGAAAAATGATGATGCTCCAGATTGTCTAGCAGGATTATCAATGTTAATTAAATCTTTATTTAAAAGGTTGGATATATAAAAAAAGAGTATATTTGTGCAAGTTATTAGTGCTTTTCTTTCTTTTCTTTCGGTGCTAACTACTTTTGATTCTTTTTTCAGCCCTCTCGCTATTTATTTGGCTTGAGGGCTTTTTTAATGCACAAAAAAAAGACCCGATTATTAGTCGAGTCTTAAAAATAAAGGTAGTATGATACCTATTTAATTCCTTTTTTCAATCCAAGGAATATCTTTTTTTCATCATCAGTTAAAGTAATTCCTATTTCATTTTCTATTTTGATTAAAGCAGATGCTCTGTAATCTATAGATTGACTTTCTTGAAGTATATCATTCTGTAGAACTGGTAAATGAGTATAATCAGCAACTAATCTCAATCCTTCTTTATCTAATCCTAATTGTTCAGTAATATTATTGTAAATTCTTTCAGCTTCTGGAATGATAGTAGAAGTGTAACACAATCTCTCACCATAATTAACGTTGGAGTAAGTCGAACCACTTTCATTAGAGAAAATATAGTAGTTAAGACCAAAAGCGTCTATAATAGCAAGTTTATCAGCTTTAAGTTCATCAAACAACATTAAATCCTTAGTGGGATAAGACATTGGTGTCCACTTAACATCGTTTTCAGAAATAATAATCTCATCTTTACTTCTGTTATACCAATCTTTACGTATTTGTTCTTTTTCTTCTGGACTCATTGGTAAAGCACCACCTAAGTCAGAGTTTGAAGCAGATAAGATACCAATAGCACCAATGTTCTCTAAAAGTATGTTACGTTTATTGTATTGTGCCTTAATATTAGATAATGGGTACTTTAAAGACTCAATTCTTGATATAGAATCTAAAATATTAACACCATCCGTAGTTTGAATGATAACAACTTCTTCATTTGTTAATGTTTCTGGCTTTTCACCTTCATAGTTATAAGTATAATCTTTAATAAGACCACCTTTATCCATTTGTTTAAGAGTACGACCCGAAGTATTGATTTGAACCTTATGTCTAGCAAGTGGAACAAATAAATTAACTATTCCGAAACTTCTTCTTGGCGCATAACATAAAGCAGTTGAAAATAAACTATCATTTACAGATATAGAATACATAACGTCTTGCCAAGTTTGCATTGGATTAGGATTTTTAATCAAATCAAGTACCCAATGTTTTTCTACTTCCGTTCCATCCTCTTTTACAAGCCTTGGACGACCTTGTGAAAGCATTTGAGCCTTTTTATCGACAACAGTTCTTAATTCTGGTATTTCAACGTATGCTTGAAATGGTTTTTCAGTAT